AATAAAGAAACTGTAGCATCATACGAATTGATAACAGAGGAACATCGGAAAAGCGCTGTAAGTGGTGTTACTAGGGGATTAGTTGGTGGTGCATTGTTAGGACCAGTTGGACTTTTAGCGGGCTTATCAGCCAAAAATAAGGGCACTCATACTTTAGTTCTTGAGTTTGTAGATGGTAAGAAAAGTTTGATTGAAGTTAATGAAAAAATATATAAGTTGTTCATACAAAAAGTGTTTTAAGCACTCTTATTGAGTGCTTTTTATTATGGCTAGGAAGGAGGCTGATTAAATTGTCTGTACGCACAACAATGTCACTTACAGATAAAATGACAGGTACTCTTCAAAAGATGATGAAAGCAATGAACAGCACTGTTAGAGCAATGGAACAAATGCATACAGCGTCCAATAGAGTAGGAGATATGCGTAGTTTACAAAGAGCTAGGCGCGATATAGAAAGTGCTAGTGCATCTTTTGAACGTTTAAGATCAAGTGCTAGGTTAGCGGGCAACGAGGGTCAAAATTCGGGCAATAGAATAAGAAATAGTCTGAATGGCGTTCGAGAAAGCGCAAATTCAGCCACCAGTAGCGTGCGTAGCTTGATATCTAGTCTTATGGGGTTTACAGCTGCGTACTTATCTATTCAAGGAATTTCTAATGGTTTTAATAAATTTACTCAAGCTTCGGATAATTATTCAAATACTAATGCCCGTTTAGCTAATATTAACGATGGATTGCAGACCCAGAAGGAGTTGCAAGACAAGATTTATAGGGCATCTCAACGAAGTTTAAGTTCATATAACGATACAGCGTCAAGTGTTGCTAAGTTAAATCTATTAGCTAAAGATGCTTTTGCAAGCAATGATGAAGCTTTACGTTTTACAGAGCTTATGAATAAATCATTTAGCGTATCAGGAGCGGGGACACAAGAGAAACAAGCAGGTATGTACCAATTGACACAAGCGATGGCTTCAGGGCGACTACAGGGTGATGAATTCCGTTCAATCATGGAAAATGCTCCACTACTAGGTCAAGCTATTGCTGATGCTACAGGTGTTGGAATGGAAGGCTTGAAGGATATGTCATCAGATGGTGAAATTACTGCTGATATTATTAAAAAATCTTTGTTTGCAGCAGCTACGGAAATTGAAGACAAATTCAATAAAATGCCACTGACATTTGCTGATGCGATGACAGTCTTTAATAACTGGGCACAGCGAGCTTTCGAGCCGTTATTCGTACGTTTTAGACAATTTGTAAATTCCAATGCTTTCGGAATTTTAGCAGGGCATGCAATGGTGTTTGTTAATCTGTTTGTATCGGGGCTATCATTCGTATTCTCGATTCTTGAGGCATTGTATAACATGATTGGGGCTGTAGGGCAGTTTATGTATGACAATGCTAATTGGGTAGTGCCTATTTTAGTAATTTTAGGAACTGTTATAGGTTCAATTGTTGCAATTCTAGTAGCTAAATATGCAATATTAGGATTAATTAGAGTAGCAACTCTTGCATGGGCTGCTGCTCAATGGGTTGTAAACGCAGCCTTTTTATCTAACCCTATCACATGGATCTTAATTGGAATTATTGCAGTAATTGCTTTAGTTATAACGGCCATGATTATGTGGGCTGAACAATCTGCTGCAGTAGTGGGCGCTATTGTTGGTTCAGTTTACTGGCTTGGTGCAGTAATTTACAACGTATTAATGGGCATTGGTAACTTTGGCATTATGGTAGCAGAATGGTTCGTTAACACTTGGAATCAAGGGATTTTCTTGGTCCAACTAGCATGGATTGCTCTTAATTTACTAGTTCGTATGATTTTTGACTCAATAGGAAACGCAGCTCTAAGGGTTGCTGAGTTCTTTTTAAATAAGTGGAACGAGGCTGTTTTTGGAGTGCAAATGGCGTTCTATTTTATGCAAAAAGGTATACTCACGGTCATGAGTGGAGTAGCTTCAGGTATAGTTGGAGCTGTGAATCATGCATTAGGCGCAGTATCTACGCTCATAAACGGAGCGGTTAAAGGTATTAATAAACTCATTGGTCTTATCAATAAGATACCAGGTGTAGATATCAGTAATCTTGGTGAAGTTGATTTAAAGGCAAGTACTGCTGCTGTTGATAAGTTGAATAGTATAAAGTCTGAGCTTGAAATGCCAACTAAAGCCGCTCCTGTTAATCTTGGCTCCTTCAATACTGCGGGAGCTTATATGCAAAGCGTAGAAATGCCTAAGGCACCTCAACAAGCTTCATTCAGCCGTTTAGAGTACAAGAACTTAGGAGATGCGTATACAAAGGGTAATGAAGTAGGACAGGAATTTTCAATGGCTGCCAGCGAAAAATTAGGTGGTTTAGTGGATAAAGCAAAGGGTTTAGTTGGATTAGGAAAAGATGATAAAAATAAGTCAAATCCTTTTATTGATAAAGCAAGTTTAATGGATGACGTTGTAAAAACCGCTCCTTCTGAATCAGGTCTAGGTGCAGCTGGCGACCCCGACAAAGGAAAATTAAAGGGTGGAAAACTCGATAAAGTAAAAAAAATTGAGGATAAAATCAATCTTGCTGATGAATATCTTGAAGTATTCAAAGATATTGCAGAAGGAAAGGCCATCAATAACATTATTTCACTTACACCTAACCTACAAGTCCATAATAACTTTGAAGATACAACAGGTAGTAAGATGGAAAAACTCCTTAATAAGTACGATGATTTATCTAGAGTAGGGGGGAAATCGGGTGAAATCAATGACCTTGTATCAAACACATTAAATGCTCCAGCTAGAGATGATATTGCAGTTTCAAAAGATGTACGAGAAAAAGTATCTTCAACACCTATTACAAACAGTAATAAGACCATAGTTCAGCATGTTAAGAGTGAACCTAAAATCGAATTTTCAGGTGATATTCATAAAGATGTGGATTTAAATGAACTAGTTAAGCTAATTACAAAGTGGTTAAAAGATGAACAAGATCGCTCTGTTGAGGGGGTATACGAATGATAGGAATCTATCTTAGTGCTAATAATGACAAAGAGGGCTTCCGAATCCCTGTGAATCCTCCTGAATTGCCGTTTAAAAATACCGCAGATGGCGAAGAATTTACAATTTCCAAGAAAGGTAGCGTAAATGTACCTAAGCCAATGAAACTTTCAGAGTTTGGATTTTCTTCATTTTTCCCTGCGAGCGATACCCATTATGCTGAAACTCAATTTAGAGAGCCTAAAAAGTATATAGACCAAATAAACAAGTGGATGGCCAATGAAACGGTTATCCGCTTTATTTATGTTGGTGGATCTTTTTCTATAAATGAACAGGTTACAATAGAGAATTTTGAAGTGAAAGATCAATACGGGACAGCAGACGTAGAATACACAATCTCTTTTAAAAAATATGTGCCGTTTGGGTTTAAAAAGATGGAAGTGGTAAAGAAGAGTACTGCTAAAAAAGGAGTAGCCACTAAACAGCCAGTAAAAGTTGCGAAAAAGCAAGCTCCTAGAGACAATCCTAAACCTGTACCGCAGACTTATAGCTTGGTAAAAGGGGATTCTCTTTGGAAAATTGCTCAAAAGTATACAGGGAACGGAGCAAACTACAAAGCTCTACAGTCATTGAACGGAATTAAAGATAGCGAACTAAGGAAATTACCTATAGGGTTGAAAGTAAAAATACCGCCTGAGTGGACGACTAAGAAATGAGGTGACAGGAATAGAAGTTCTAATCGACAATCGTGACGGTAATATGTATGAAATACCTGTCACATCACTTAGTTGGAAGACAGAAAAAACAGGAAAAGCATCAGAACTTAATGTTAATCTGTTAAATCCCGAGCCACTTGAAAATAAAATTGTATCTGGAGCAATAGTAAGGGTAATTGACGGGAAACACAAAATTTTTTATGGTTATTCCTTTAAAACAGGTTTTGGCAAAAGTAATGAATTTAAGGTTACTGCTTATGACCAACTTAGGTATTTAATGTACAATGATACGTTTGTAATGAAATCAATGCAGGCCGAGGAAGGTATAGCGCAAATATGCAATCAAGCTAAATTAAAATTAAGTACAACTACGAAAACAGGCTATAAAGCACCAGCAATGATAGAGGAAGATAAAAAAGCGTTAGACGTTATTATGAAGTATATTGATTCAGCTATTGTTGCAACAAATCAAAGCTTTGTGTTTATGGATAACTTTGGAGCACTAGGGCTGCATAATATTAAAGATTTAGTTATCCCACCCATTGATTTTTATATTGGTGAAGAAAGTTTGTTGGATGATTTCGATTATTCCGTATCTATTGATGATAGTTATAATCGCATCAAACTAGTTTTGGATGATAAAAAAGCATCAAAACGAAGAGTATTTATAGCGCAGGATAGCAACAATATAGCCAAATGGGGACAGCTACAATACTATGAGAAAGTTGATGAAAACATGACACGAGCTCAAGTTGAAAATTTGCTAGATGCATTACTAGCTGTACACAACAAAGAAAAAAAGAAACTGACTCTGAAATGTTTAGGTGATTGGCGAGTAAGGGCAGGGAAAATGGTGTTCATCTTTATAGAAAAGTTGGGGCTAAAACAATTGTTTTTGGTTGATACTTGTACACACGATTGGTCAGCTAAAGTCCATACAATGGATTTAGAATTGAAGGTGATTTCATGAGTTTATTAGAATTAATCAAAACTACAGCGATGGCTGCATTTAATGCGTCCAATCCAGTTAATATTGTTCTGGGAACAGTCATTGAAGCAAAACCATTAAAAATAGAAATCCACTCAAAACTCATCTTAACGGATGAGTTTTTGCTTGTTGCAGAGCATTTGACAAGGCATGAACGTATAGTTTCGCTTGCTTATGAACATACACAAAATTTTTCTAGTGGCCGTATGGGAGATGCATTGAAACAAGCAAGTTCTACACGGAAAAATATAGGTGAATCTGCACCTAATCCTTATGAAAAATACGAGATGAAGTATGCACAGTTTATTTATGAAGATGGACTTAAAATTGGTGATAAAGTTGTGCTCCATAGAGTGCAGGGCGGTCAAAAATATTTTGTATCAGACAGATATAAGGAAGGTGATAGTGTATGGTAGTCCCAACAGAGGCAATAACAATAACACCAGAAATTGAGGTAATCGAAGCCGTTGAATTACCCACTCGAACATACCACTTGGATTTCAAAAAAGGGTGTTGTACAGGATTTATAGATGGTCAGAAAGCAATGGAACAAGCAATTTTCAAAGCTTTAAATACCATCCGCTTCGAACATCTTATCTACACAAATAACTATGGTTTTCAGAATATGGTTGGTTATGATGAATTGTATGTAAGAGGGGACTTAGCTAGGCGTATTCATGATGCAGTCCTACAAGATGAGCGTATTACATCATTAGAAAATTTCAGCCTTGAATTTACTTCAAAGGAAGATGTATTAGTGACTTTTACTGCTCGCACTATTTATGGGGATGTAAGTCTCTTGAAGGAGGCGATAAGGATTGCTTGATTACTTAGAATCACAATCTTTTGATAGTCTCCTAACAGCATTGCTGGAACATGTACCAGATGATGTTGATAAGCGAGAGGGGAGTGTCATATACGATGCACTTGCTCCATCGGCGCTGAAACTTGCTGAGACTTATTGGGATATGGCTGTGCTCTATCGTCGGACTTTTGCTGCTACGGCAGACGGTGATGATCTTGAAAAGCGTGTAAATGAGCATGGAGTTGAGCGAAAAAAAGCAGGTAAGGCTATTCGTCGTGCTTTGTTTACAGATGGTGATGGACAACCACTTGATGTGTCAATAAGTAGCCAATATCGTTTAGATGAAATTGTATATACGATAATTGAACGGATAGAAGCGGGTGAATTTAAAGCCGAAGCTCAGACAGCTGGATCCGTTGGAAATAAAGATTATGGTGAAATGCTCCCTTTAGAGGCAAACAATCAGTTAGGGAAAGCGATTTTAGCAGATGTCCTTGTGCCTGGTGAAGATGATGAAACAGACGAATCGCTTTATCAAAAGTTTTTAGACCATATTCGTGAGAAAGCTTTTGGAGGGAATCGTGCTGATTATAAGAAAAAGTTAAGGGCCATTCAAGGTGTAGGTGGTGTTCGTTTAAGGCGTGCGCCATTTGGAGGGGGAACAGTAAAGGCTATTATTATTGATTCTGATTTTAATGTACCAACACCAGAGTTTGTATCCTATGTTCAAGAGATTATAGATCCGATCGAGTTTAAAGGTGAGGGCTACGGCACGGCACCTATTGGCCATGGAGTCACCGTGGAAGGTGTAGGAAAAAATGATATTGTTGTTGAGAGTGAACTAATTCTTAATGGAGTAACCATTGGGCAAATCGAGGCACAAATAAACGAAACTTTAGAAGAGTATTTTGCAGAACTACGTGCAATTTGGTATAAGGATTTAGAAATTAATGTGAGGATAACCCATATTGAAGCGAGACTTGTGGAAATCGAAGGAGTAGAGGATATTATTTCAACCACGTTAAATGGGCTTGATAAGAACATCAATATGATTGAAGATATCCCTGTTCTCTCACAAGTAATACTGAGGGAAGTGAGTACATGACCAATCCTTTTTTAGAGGAATTACCACCTTACTATAAAAATATTAGAGAGTTTCGTGAGATGTCCAACACAGTTACAGCAAGTTGGGGCCAACTTGACGAAGCTCTTTTTGATATGGAAAATGATCAGTTTATTTTAACATCAAGCGAAACTGCTGTTGCGATGAGAGAAAAAGATTTCGGGATTCGTGCTGACTTGAAAAGTGAAACATTGAAATTTCGCAAGCTTAGATTACTTGCTCGTATGCAAGATAAAGCGCCTTATGTACTTGAATACTTAATTAAGGTTCTTACTAATTTATTGGGTGAAAATAAATATCAAATTTTACTAGACATTGATCATTTCGAAATGGAAGTAGCCATTGATGTAGAGCAAACCATTTACTATAAAGAGGTAATAAATATAATTGAGCGCATTGTGCCTTTAAATATCGACTTGATGGCGACAATACTTGCTATTAAGGATTCTTTAGTGTTGATTGCTGGAACATATGCTTGGAATTTTAACAATAATCGTATATGTGGCCGATTTAAAACAGCTTCAAAATCAGCAATCATAGGGAAAGAAAATATAAGCATACAAGATGGGTCGTATGCTTTTTTACTTCGCGCACGTGTTTGTGGCCGATTTAGAGCAGGAGGTGGAATAGTGTGAGCGAAATACAGCCTTTATTAATACAACTTACAGAAGCATTTTTAAGTAATTTGGTAGTTGGGGCAAAGGTAACAATTGATGGAGTGGTTTATGATAAACCTATTTCACATACTAGTGATCGTTATGGATTGAGAAAATATGTGAAATTAACAACCGAAAAAGGTCTTATTACTAGAGTAGTTTTAGTAGATTCGATGGACCGAGAGCTGTACGTAAAAAATATGAATTACCAAAAAGGCGCGCAGGGTTATACCATTGCATTCCCACTCACACTTGAAGCAAAGGAAGTGAAAGAAAATGGCTGAATTTATGACAGGAGAAATTCCTTTGAATTTTAAAACAAATCCATATAAACGAGTGGAATGGGAGGATGATTTAACTGACCCCAACACTGGTGAAGTGCTAGAAGAGGGCACAATTTTTTGGGCGGAATATGGAAATAATCTTGAGTGGGGTCTTTATAATGCATACCGTTTTTTGATAGAACAAGCTCGCCAAATGCAACGTATGCAGATCCAGATGGAATTGGACGGGCGAGTACCTGGGAACTCTGGGACATTTGCTGATGTTTTAGATGGCAGCTCAAACAAAATTAAATTAGATAATGCATTAACAGATATTATCGAAGCTGTTACAGCTAACACAACTACTTTAAAAGTGGCTAGTGTTGATGGCTATACACCATTTACACAGGTCACTATTTTTGATGATGAACACATTGAGGACGTTGTGATCACTGAGGTAGGAACAAACACTATCAAGGTACAAGCATTAAAAAATGCGTACAAAAAAGGTGCTAAAGTGGCTCGTAGTAATGTCTTGATTGATACGCTCAACGCTGAAATGGGTGTCGGTGTTTGGCAGACATTTAGTGTTGAATTAGTAGAGGTGGTGTAGAGATGGTTAAGTATTATTATGACAAGTTTACAGCTATTGAAAACAAACAATATAACGACGATGCTCCATGGACAAATTCTAGTGCAACCATTGGGCCGTTTTCGTCATATGCTAAGAGTTACAGTTTTGATAGAGTTAATAATAAGTATATTTTAGGCCCAACATGGGGTTATGATGGCGGCCCTGTTAATATTGGTAGCATTGTTTATTCGTTATCTGGCAATTTTTTGAGCCGACATTCGGCGAAAGAGGCTACTTATGATCCAACAGTTACCGTTCCTGTTAACACTGTCTATAAAGACGCTACAAAAAACACGTCCACCATTATAGATTATTCAAAAGGTTCGTTAGTACAATCAAACATCTCAGCAGAGGACGGCACATTTCCTGCCAATGGACGTCATACGGACGGTTATTGGTACGTCAAAGGGGTGGTAGTTAACACAGCACCAATAACGCCAAGACCATTTACACAACCATCAGGAAATCTCGAAATAGGTGATTCTAAAGTATTTTCAGTTGGAGCTGCTTCAGACGCAGAAGGCAATTTGTCCAAGTACATTTGGGAAGCATCTTTAAATGGTGGTGCTTACTCAAAAGTTGGAGAAACTACAACAAACAATCTAACTTACACAATACCTACAGCTACGAGCCTAAAAATGCGTGTTAAAGCCGTTGATTCAGCAGGTTTAGAAAGTGCTTTTCGTGAGAGTAGTTTGTACACTGTACAGCCGCCACAATATTACTATTCAAAATACACAATTGTTGAAACTACGACTTATTCTGAACCTCCCTTTTCATGGAAAGGCGATGACTATAGCGTTGCGTTTTCAGGGCTTTATAGAAGTTATTACTGGAATTCACAAAACCGCACATTTGGACTAAGTGGCGGTCAACATGGCCCTAATGTGGAATTACCTGCAGGTACAGAAGGCTATACACTTTTTGGTAGTGAAATATATAGATATAGAAGTCAAAAGGCACAAAATTCAACTTATAGTGTAGATTCATCTGCAAGTGCAGCAAATGCAACAAATGCAGTAGGGAACACAACATATAGCCGAGGTTCACTTGTACAATCCAACATAACAGGCGGATATAGCACATATCCAGCGAACGGACGCCATACTGACGGATATTGGTATGTAAGAGGTTCACGTGTTAGCGACACAATTGCACCACCAACACCATTCACTTCACCAACAACAGGGAAAAAGTTTAAGCCAAGCGAGGCTGCTACTATTGCTTTTGGAGCTTCAAACGCTGCTAATCTATCACTTTACGAAGTAGATTTCAGATACAACACTACAGGTGCATGGACGCAATTACCATATAACAATACACTTTCTCGTAGTTTGACAATTACTACAGATAAGACATTTAAAACACTTGAATTAAGGGTGAGAGCAAAAAATACTAGCAATGTGTATTCGGATTACGTGTATTCAGAACCGTTTGAAATCGAACATAATGTAGCACCAACAGTTTCATTAACGGGACCTAGCGATAATTCAACACTTTATGAGAATGATACGTTAACCATTGCTGGAACAGCTTATGATGCGGATTCAGACCAATCTGTAACAGTGTATTACCAAGTCAATAGTGAGCAAAGGAAAGTCTTAGCAACAAATCTAAGTAAAACTCTAATTACTTTATCCAAACAACTAACCTTTAAAAGTGGGAAACTGTTTGATGGCGAGGTAGTATTAACAGATGCATTAGCAGAAGGTGTACCACATACCTTGAAGGTTTGGGCAGTAGATAATGAAAATGGCCAGTCAGCTAATATTGAGAGAACATTTTATGTCGTACCTAACCGAGCTCCACTTTTATCAGTAGATGCCATTGTGCCAAGTGGAATTATTAATACTGATAAATTTAAAATCAGTGGTACTGCATCAGATCAGGACGCTAATTCGAGTGTTAAAGTAAACTATAGAATCAATGGAGCTAATCCAATTGAAATATATGATGGTGCAGGTGGTGCTTGGGAATTTGATGTATCACTCGGCCAGCTACAAGTCGGTGAAAATTTAATCGTTGTTGAGGTAATAGACAACTACAATGCTAAAACTAGTAAGACAATCAAATTAAATAAAAATGAAGTGAAGACACCTATTTTGCAATCTGTCGCTCGATATAAAATTGAGCCTCCGAAGGGATCAGCAAAGGGTGTTTTATTATTTGTCGAACGTGACGAGGAATTGGACTTACAGGTTGAATTGTCCATGACGCTAACAGGAGAGCAAGAGGAATATGTTACGCTTTCACCTGTCAATACAGCACCTACAAATAACGACACTGTAGAAGATACATTTGAGTACACAGTTCCAGAAGAAAAACAAAATATCATCCTCAAAATCACGCAATCACGTACAGATTTAACATTTAACCATAAAATTCACTTAATATCAGGGGCGGTGGACTAAATGCCATTTGAATACAAAGTACGTAATCCAGACGGAACTATAGGTGCAATGAAAAAATTCGGGATTGAAGAAACAGCAGAGGAAAAGGCTGCTCGTTTAGAGCAAGAAAATAAATTATTACTTGGTAGCATGATGGAAATGTCATCTTATATGGCAATGCAAGAACAACGTCTAGAAGGACAAGAGAATGCCATAATGGAACTCTCCACATTGGTTGCTATGTCCCTACCAGGAGGTGACAGTAATGTTTAATGAAAACAGTGGCTTAGTCGGAATTTGGTGCAACTTTGTAAAAGTGAATCCGGACAAGCGCGAGGAGGTACCAAACTTATCTAATTTACGTGAAGTCGTATACAAAAAACTAGACAAAGAAGAGATGCAAATAGAAACTTAGTATCTTTTTACAACAAGACCTAAGTAATGCAGTGTGCCGAGCAGTGCTATTTTTTATGTTGAGGTGAGGGTATTGAGTGAAAGAATGAGTGAATTTCAACAAGCTGTATCTATCGCAGATCATGAGAGACGAATTGTTGAACTTGAAAAGGATATGAATGCGGTTAAACCAATTGTTTATGATACTGCTTCAAGTGTTAAACAAATTGAAAAATCTGTTGGAAAAATGGAACAGAATAGTGATAAAATCAAAGGTTATTTTTTAGCTGCTGCAATTAGTGGTGTGGTGGGAGTTTTATTTATAGCATTACAAAATTCAATTTTTGGAGGATAATTTAATGAAAATCAACTGGAAAGTACGTCTACAACATAAACAATTTTGGGTGTCATTAATCGCATTACTACTAGTGCTTGCTAATCAAATAGCAGGCATTTTTAATGTCGATATTACGATTTACAATGCTCAAATAACAGCTATTTCAGAAACGATTCTAAGCATTTTAGGCTTACTTGGTATTATTATCGATCCGACTACTGTTGGCACATCTGACAGTACGCAGGCGCTTAAATATGTTACACCTAGAAAGGAAGATGATAAATGACTTATCCAATTGAAAAACGCTTAATGTCAGGATTGCCAAATGAACGTTTAGATAGTGTTAAATATGTAATTGCTCATGAGTCTGGCAATCCAAATAATTGTGGACCGAACGCATTAGAAAATGAAATTGCATATATGAACCGAAATAAAGCAAATGCATTCACCTCACACTGGGTAGGAGGTGGTGGTCGTGTCGTGCAAATTGCGCCAGTTAATCGTGTTCAGTATGGTTGTGGTCCAAAAGGGAATCCACTTAGCTACGCACAGGTTGAGTTGGCTCGAACAAATGACAAGGAACAATTTAAAAAAGATTATGCAGCTTATATTTGGCTTTTGAGAGAACTTGCAAAAGAGGCAGGTATACCAGTTGTATTGGATGGGGCAAGTAACGGCATCAAGTCACATCGATGGATTACTGACAATCTAAAAGGCACAACTCATAGAGATCCTTATGATTATTTAGCGAGTATGGGGATTACAGAGGCACAATTCAAACTAGACATCTTGAATGGTTTGGAGGAAGTAAAAGGGGCGCAAATTACAAAAGCTAAAGTCATGCTTAATGATAATAAAACAATTCCTGCTGTGATTATAGATGGTAGGACGCATGTTCAAGTACGTGATATTGCGGATTTGTTAAATTTAAAGCTTGTCTATAACAATGAAAGTAAAATAACAAAATTATACGAAGTAAAATGATAATATCAGCTCTCTTGTAATTCAAAGGCCCATTACCAATTAAGGTAACGGGCTTTTGTTATTCTTCAATTGTCTCATCAAAAGTTTTTCTTCCTGGATTTATTTTATTAACATGAACATTTATTTTACCTATTGAATTTTCCGTTAAAGGTATTTTTCCATTATGCTCGATTTTTTTCCATACCTTCACATTACTTCTGTATAGATATTCTGATAAACGATATACATCAGCATCTAATTTTAAACCTTCTTGATACGTTTCTTTAACTTCTTTTTCTATTTGTTGAGCGATATTTTTTCTCACTTCATCCGTAGTAATCTTTCCTTTGAATCCATTGAGTGTTCCTTGTATTTTGATATCAATTTCAAATTCAACTTGATCGTTTTTATTAACAATGGGCTTAACTTCGAGATTTAAATTATCTATATCAACAGTTAGATAATCCCTTTCACCACCTTCTAATTTAAAGGTAACTTCTCCCCGACTTGTCTCTTCATTCATCCATTGATTGCCTCTTGCTGAGGAATCTTTAATGAAACCTTTAATCCCATTTTTTGAGAGAATGCCTATACCAGAAAAGGTAGTTTCCTCCATTTCTCCCTCATCATTTTCCCAACCTTTCATTATCTTTACATAAGGTATACCAATCTCATGGCTCGGTTCATTTAAACCAATAATTAATTCCCTTAAATTTATAGGTTGAACAAATGTTAATTGTTTAGTAGTACTAATTGGATTACTTAATTTCGAAGCTGTCATAGAGTTTCGCAAAATTGGTGTTACAAGCATTAAGTCATTAATAGGGTCCGTTGTGCAATAAACCCAAATATGATATCTTGTTTCTCGAAAACGAATAAAAGTATCAATAACAGGAATGCTTCGTTCATTTTCCATGGCTCGTTCTGAGAATATTAGGTATCTCATATGCCCCCAAAAGATCTCTTGATCAGATGAACGATACAATTTATAAATCGCTTCTTCAATTGTTTTACCTTCAGCATACCCGACTTCAGCAGGTTCAACATCACCGCCCGATTGCTGTGATCTAGCTACATCAGCAAAATTGATAATTTGTAAGTAAACTTTATATTTATCGTCTTCAAAATCAACCCCAACGGCATTGATATAGTACATTCTTTGAGGTTCCGTTACATCCCAACAGCCTCCCAGGAGCAGAGTAGAGGATAAAATAAGAAATAATAATTTATTCATTGTCATTTTTTCGCCTACTTTTATTAATAAAATGTACCTTTAGTATTCGCCTACCGTTTTGGTTCTAAACTATAAAAAACACTTCTGTACTAGGGAGGCAAATAACAGTTGGGTTGATAAAACAGATCAATGCGTACAAACAAACGTTCTTAACCTAAAAAGGTTGCCGAAAAACTGAAACAACCACCTAAACACCCTGAACGTGACTAGTTTGATCTTGAGGAACTTGGCTATAGTTTAAGTGAAGTGTATTACATTTGATCAGATTTAAAAAGCTTCCTTACTAAACGCTAATGATTTAAAGAGAAGATCACTTGGTACTAAACGTGTATATAAAACTTGATATGGCCATCAAATCATTACAGTGTGATTATGACAGCTATTAAAACTTTTGGAGAAGATGAAGTGATGAGATATGTCCTCAAACCGTTGATAAAACAGGATTGAGGACTTTTGGCTGATTTGGTCTGACAACCAAGAATATTGACTAGAGAAATTACCGACGATAAAGTGTTTCTTTAGGCCAGCCTTGGTAAATTATCAGGTTTATAAATACTATCCTTTGAAGAATCTACACCTCCTACTAAGTTATTAGAGAATTAAAAAGTGTCGAATAAAAAAAGAAATTCTTCATAATGTATTTACTCTGTTGGTAGTTATTTGTAATAATAAAAATGTATTAATATAGTAGAATGTTTTTGTATTTTAAAAAATAAAAATGCCACAGATTGTGGCAAAGAAATAATATTAACTTTAAAGGAATTTATATCGTTCTTTCCTTATAAGAGAGTACCTGTCCAAACCTTCTTTATCTACATTTTTACGAACTGGGGCACCATTTTAAAAAAAGTTACAGGTGCCCCAGCAAGTGCCCCAAAAAGTGCCCCAGTTAAATACATTTAGATACACTTCGTTAGACAGGTATAGAAACCCTCATTAATACAAAACCTTGATATTATGCACATCAAAAAATTAAAAACATCAGGATAGAAACCAAGGTCATAAGT